TTTCTGTCTTAATTGACACGTTAGCGTATAATACTTACATTACTGCCTATAACTCAAACATGATTGTCAATGAATCCTTCTTGGATTCGGCAACTTTGAGAGAAAATGTTGTTTCTTTGGCAAGAAATATTGGTTATGTACCTCGCTCCAGAAGCGCCGCTAAGGCGCGTGTTAATCTGACGGTACAAACCACAAGCACATCACCTACAATGACCTTAGAGGCGGGTCTGGTGTGCGTAGGAAGCGTCAATGAGAGTCAATTTGTCTTCTCAGTTCCAGAAGATGTCACTACTACAATCAATTCTGGAACTGCTAAGTTCAATGACCTTGATGTTTGTCAGGGAACTTACTTAAAAAAACAATTTGTCGTTGATGGATCGTTAGATCAACGCTTTATTTTACAAAATCCGTTCATTGATACCTCTACAATTGTAGTTAAGGTCAAAGGATCGTCAGATTCTGGTGAAGGAAGGGAATATGAGCTTGCTCAGAACATTTTGAACCTGAATAAGGACTCTGAAATCTATCTTTTACAAGAAGTTCAAGACGAAAGGTACGAACTTCTCTTTGGTGACGGATATTTTGGTAAAAAATTAGAAAATGGCGCAATAATTACCGTCTCATACATCACTACAGACGGTATTGATGGAAATGGAGCGAAAAATTTCGCATATTCTGGAAGAGTTACCGATAATCTTGGAAATGTCATTGTTCCAAGCAGTGATGTTACGATTTCAACTACCACAAAAGCACAAAATGGTGGAGAAATTGAAAGTATTGACTCAATTAAGTATTTTGCACCAAGAATTTACTCATCACAGTACCGTGCAGTCACTGCTCGTGACTATGAAGCAATAATTCAGTCAATTTACCCTAATACAGAGTCCGTTTCCGTTGTTGGTGGTGAAGAATTGGACCCACCCGAGTTTGGAAACGTTATTATTAGTATCAAACCTAAAATGGGCGACTTTGTTTCGGATTTTGACAAAGAATCGATCGCCACAAAACTCAAAAATTACTCTTTGTCGGGCATAAACCAAAAAATTGTTGATCTTAAGGTACTTTTTGTTGAAATTGACTCCGCAGTCTACTACAACAATGCAAAAGTCTCAAATGTCAATGATCTGAAGTCAAAAGTTTCATCAACATTGAATACTTTTGCTACAGCAAACATTAATCAGTTTGGTGGACGCTTCAAATACAGTAAATTGTGCCAAACCATTGATAGCACTGATAGTGCTATTACTTCTAACATTACCAGAGTAAGAATCAGAAGAAATCTGAAAACTTTAATCAATACTTCTGCACAATATGAACTCTGCTACGGAAATAAGTTCCGTATGGATAAAAATGGGTTCAATATCAAGAGCACAGGATTTGGACTCTCTGGAAGAAGTGGAACATTCTTTTTTACCGATACTCCAGGAGAAAATGGTAAAGGAACTATTTCTGTCGTTAAAGAAAGAAATGCTGAGGGTGAATATGAGGTTGTAATCAAGTCGGCAGGAACGGTTGATTATGTGAAGGGTGAAATTTTACTGAATACAATCACATTTTCTTCAACAGTTAAAGAAAATAACATTGTTGAGATTCAAGCAGTCCCCGATTCAAATGATGTTATCGGTTTGAAGGATCTTTACCTATCTTTCTCGGTTGCTGATAGTGAGATAAATATGGTTAAAGATACTATTACATCTGGCGAACAGATCTCTGGCGTCGGTTATAAAGTTACTTCAAGTTATCTAAACGGAGAACTTAAGAGAGGATAAGAATGATACAAACAGGCTTTGAAAGAAGGGTAAAAGTTCAGCAAGTAATTGAGAGTCAGTTACCCGAATTTCTTAGATCCGAAAGTCCAAAATCTATTGACTTTCTGAAGCAATATTATATTTCTCAAGAACATCAGGGCGGTGCTACTGATATTGTTGAGAACTTAGACCAGTATCTCAAATTTGATAACCTTACACCAGAGGTTGTCACTGGATACACCAGTTTGACTGCTGGAATTTCCTCTACTGCTGATACAGTTCAGGTTTCTACAACCAAGGGATTTCCTGATGAGTATGGTCTGTTTAAGATCGGTGATGAAATTATAACATATACTGGCAAAACTGCAACTTCTTTTACGGGATGTATTAGAGGTTTTAGTGGTATTTCTTCTTATCGTTCCGCTCTTGATCCAGAAGAATTAATATTCAGCGACACCTCTGAAGAAGTTCATGCCAATGGTTCTACGGTACAGAACCTTAGTGCTTTATTTCTAAAGGAGTTCTACAGAAAATTAAAATATTCTTTTGCTCCTGGTCTTGAAGATGTTGATTTTGTAGATGATTTAGACGTAAACAACTTTGTTAAAGAGATAAGAAGTTTATACGAATCAAAAGGAACAGAGGATTCTTTCAAGATTCTCTTCAAAGTTCTTTATGGTGTTGATCCAAAGGTAATTGATCTAGAAGACTATCTAATAAAACCTTCAGCAGCAAAGTTTAGGAGAAGAGAAGAAGTTGTTGTTGAGAGAGTTTCTGGCGATCCAAACAAGTTAGTTGGGCAAACAATTAGAAAGTCTACTGATAGTGCAACTCAAGCTTCTGTATCAGAAGTTGAAATTTTCACACGCTCTGGAATTAGCACATATTACAAACTTGGACTGTTTGTAGGTTTTGATGATAGAGATCTTATTGAGGGAACATTCAAAGTTCAACCTGCTACTAGAGTAGCAAATACAGTTAGTGTTGGTGCTTCTGTAGTAACTGTTGATTCTACAGTTGGATTTGCTCAAACCGGAAAGATTATTTCTGGAAGAAACACTATTGAGTATACAGATAAGACTGTAAACCAGTTTCTTGGATGTAGTGGTATCGGAACTGCGATTTCACCATCAACAGAACTTAGAACTGATGAGGTCTACATTGGTTACGAAGATGGTGATATTTCCAAGAAAGTAGAAGTTCGTATTGGAGGAGTTCTTTCTGAGTTCAAAGCGACGAATGACATTTTGCTTTCTAATGAAGGTCAAAAGATATTTGTCAAAAATATTGGCGAAAGAATCAAAAATCCAGAACTGAATAAGACTGATAAGCAAATATTTGCTAATAGTTGGATTTATAACACAAGTTGTAGATTTGATGTAGAGAGCATCAATGGTGCCACAGTTCAACTAAAGAGTGAAATTGATGATTCAAGTCTCAAGGTTGGAGATACTGTAGATATTCTAAGTGGATCCACAGAAACTGTTCTCCATGCGAACGCTGTAGTCGCTACAGTTAGTGCTGTTAACAAGCAAATCACCCTTGACAACCTTGTAGGATTTACTGCTAATTCTACAACAATCTACACAATTAGGAGAAAACTTGAAACCGCCACCAGTAGTGGCACTCCATTGTTCTATAGTGACAATACCATCACCAGTGATGTTCAGAATGTATATACTGACGAAACCCATGCATATGTTGCTTCAAACTCTTTACCTTCATATGATATTAGTGAAACTGCTCTGAGTGCTACTCTTGCGTCTGCTGCTGGTAGTGCTCTTCAAGGATTTGATGCGTCAACACAAAAGTATAGTATTATTTCCTTTGCAAGTCCAGTTCCCTTCGTAACTGGTGATGAAGTCTTCTATAAAGCATCCTCAGACACCCTTGTAGGACTCTCTGAGGGCGTTTACTTCGTCAAAGTACTGTCCGCATCCAATCAAATAAAACTCTTTGCCTCTAGGTCTTTGATTGAAGGGGGATCTTCTTTGGAATTTACCTCTGCTGGGGCAGGAACACACAAATTTGTTCTTGCATCTCAAAAGAGTGAGGCAATTTATCCTCAACAATTACTGAAAAAATTCCCAATCGTCAGAAATATCAAAGACGGTAAGGGCACATCAACTATTCCTGGTTCTACAGGAATGTTAGTTAACGGTACTGAAGTTGTAAACTACAAGTCAAATGACAAGATTTACTATGGTCCAATCAAAAATGTAAGACTTTATAACGGTGGTAAAAACTACGATGTAATCAATCCACCAACTATTGAAATTGGTTCTCCTGGAGCTGCTTATACCACTGCTCTTGTAAGACCTGTGGTTCGTGGTAGTGTAACTGAAGTAAAGATTGATCCACAAGATTTTGATTTAGTAGATGTTGCTTCTATCACTATTGATGGTGGTAATGGATCTGGTGCAGTTTTACAACCAATATTAGAAACCAGATATCGTGAGATTGAGTTTGATGCTCGTTCAACTTCTGGTGGGGGTAATATTAGTAATAGTGATGATACTATTAGTTTTGATAAACCACACAATCTGAGAAGTGGTGATGCTATTGTTTATAGCAGAAATGGTAATAATGCGATTGGAATAGGAATCTTTGGCGGTTCAAACACTCATCAAGATAAAGCATTGGCGAGTGGTTCCGTATACTTTGCTCAAGTTGTCAACACAACAACAATTAAGTTGTTTGAAACATTTGAGAATTACTCAAGTGGTATTAGTACAGTAGGATTTACAACTTTTTCACAAGGCATTCATAAATTTAGATTATTTGATGGTAAGAAAAATATTAGTGCTATTAAAGTTACTAACCCTGGAAGTGGATATGAGAACAGACAACTAAAGGTCAAGTCTGAAAATATTTCCTCTGTAAGTGACTCAATTACTTTCAATAATCATGGATTCTCAGACGGAGATAAGATACTCTATACAACAGATAATACTGCTGTAACTGGATTGACCACTAGTGTACAGTATCAAGTATTGAAGATTGACGATCACTCTTTCAGACTTGCAAATGCTGGAGTTGGTGGAACAAATACAACTGATTACACTAAGAGACAGCATGTCAACATTACTGGTGTAGGAACTGGAATTCAAAACTTTGCCTATCCTCCAGTAACAATTACAGTCAATGCGGAGTTTGATGGTATATCTGGGGTTATCACAGCAACACCATCAGTAAGAGGTGAGATTGTTGATCTTTATTTGTATGAGACTGGGACAGGTTATGGTTCAACAATCCTGAATTTCCACAAAAAACCAGACATCAAGATTAAAAATGGTAAAAATGCAGAATTAAAACCATTAATCTCTGGTGGAAAAGTTGTTTCTGTACAGGTCACTAATTCTGGTAGTGAATATTCATCTGCGCCAGACCTTAAAGTTGAGGGTGAGGGTGTTGGAGCAAAACTTAGAGCCATTGTTAGTGGTGGAAAAATTACTAATGTTGTAGTTCTCACTGGTGGTGCAGGTTATGTTCAAAATACCAGTTCAGTAATTGTAACTTCTGCTGGATCTAATGGTGTTGTTGATGTTGAAGTTAGAGATTTAGTCTGCAACGCTCATACTAGATTTGGTGATGAAATTTTAGTTGAAACTGAAGAAAAACTTGGATATGGATTAGTAGGGTATTCCACTGCTATCGGTGCTGATACTTTTGGTGATATTGGCGGAACACACTCTCCAATTATTGGTTGGGCATACGATGGTAATCCAATCTATGGTGGTTATGCCTATACAGATCCTTCAGACGTAAACTCGGGTATCAAAATTCTAACAAGTAGTTACGAACTAGCAACTGCTGAAGTTTCTGATAGACCTTCTGGATTTGCTGCCGGATTCTTTGTAGAGGATTACAAGTTTACAGACTCTGGTGACCTTGATGAGCACAATGGAAGGTATGCCAAAACCCCAGAATATCCTAATGGAGTTTATGCTTACCATGCTACGATAACGAGTGATGGTAAAAATAGTAAGTTCCCATTCTTCATTGGTGAATCTTATTCTTCTGTTCCAGTAACTCAAAACATCAATCAAACGTTTGATTTCAACTCTTCAGATTTACGAAGAAATACTCTCCCCTATGTTGCTGGCGATAAATTTGCTACTAATGATTTTGTTTCCGAACCCAATGAAATTCTGGTTCAAAGTGCTGTAATTGATTCTATCACTAGAGGATCTGTAGATGGATTTAAGATTAATAATTCCGGTACAGGTTATAGAGTTGGAGAAACTATAACGTTTGATAATGAAGAAACTAATGGTGGTGGACTTTCTGCATATGTTGGTAGAGTCACTGGTAAGTCTATTGTAGATGTAACCACCACGATTCAAAGTCATCAAAATGCAGTTCTTGTTTGGGAAAAGAGTGGCGCAGTATCTGTCAATGTTGATCCATCTCACGGATATTTTGACAATGATCAAATTGCAGTTTCTGGACTATCTACATTTATTTCTGGTCTTACAAAATCCCATAAAATTGGAGTTTCGTCAGAAAGAACTCGCCTTTCTGTTCAAGTCGCGGCTAACTCTACAGTTGGTTTTGTTACGGATATATTTGTCAACAGAGTTGTTGATTCCATCTCTGTAGGAAGCACTCTAGGCATCGGCACAGAGACTTTATCCGTTTTAGGAACATATCCAGACAAGAAAGCAGTTAGGGTCTTGAGGGGCATTGTAGGTGCCGCACATACGGCAAACACTGATGTATTTGTATCTCCAAGCAAATTCACTTTACCTGTAAATGTTCCATATTTTGACTCTACTGTAAATGATAAGGTATTTTTCAATAGTATTCAATCTGTAGGTATTGGAACCACTGTTGGAGCTTCCTCTTCCAAGGGATATTTTACTGGAAGTCGCCAGTATACAATTTCTGTACCAACTCAGGGAATTTACTTACCTAACCATCCCTTCAAAACTGGTGAACAAGTTACATTTGAGAGATTTGCTGGTTCACAAGGGTTCACGGTTTCCAACACCAACACTAGCGCAACCTATAGTATTCCTCAAAGTGGAAACACCCAAACTTTATTCATTGTCAAAAAGACTGATGATATAATTGGTCTCTGTACTCAAGTTGGTCTCACCAAAAATACTGAAGGTTTGTTCTTCAGAAATATTACGTCAAATGGGGATAGTAGAGATTACAGATACTCTTTAACTTCAAATAAAACTCAAGTAACTGCTAAGGTAGAAAAAATTAGAGCAAAAGTCGCTGTTTCTACAGCACATGGTCTGATTAACGGTGATACTGTAAATCTGAGCGTTAATTCTGAGCAATCAGTTGGTATTGGCACATCAGTTTCCGTATATCTCAAGTACAACTCCGCTAATGATAAATTACTTGTTAATCCAATCGGATTTACTTCAACTGCGGTAAACACCTCCACAAATAGACTGACACTCACTGAGCATGGTCTCAAGACAGGTGACAAGGTATTTTACGATTCAGATCTTATTATATCTGGTCTTTCCACCGGATCTTACTTTGTTTACAGAATTGACGACAACACTATCAATCTTGCAGAAACAAGGTTTGACGCAGTTTCTAACCCACCAACCGTAGTTAGTTTTGGATCTACTGGTGGTTCCAGTCAAGAATTGTCTCCAATCAACCCAAGATTGAATGTTGTTAGAGATAACAACTTGGTATTCAATGTAAATGATTCCTCGTTAAGTGGTTATAACTTCAGACTTTATTATGATCGCGATTTCAAGAATGAATTAGTTTCTATTGGATCTTCTACAACCTTCAGCACAGTAGGTGTAGGAACTGTTGGTATTGCTAATACAGTTACTGCATCAACAGTTACTCTCAACTTTGATAAAAACCTTCCATCCAAAGTTTACTATCAACTAGACAAGGCAGGATACATTAGCACTGCTGATACTGAAGTAACAAACTATTCGGAAATTAATTTCATTGATAGCACTTATTCCGGAACGTATAGTGTAACAGGAGTTGGTGAAACAGTATTTACTGTTTCCCTCAAGAGTGTCCCAGAGGATCTTGACTATAATCAATCATCTACAAGTGTTCTTAAGTATTCCACCTCTTCACCAAGAGCTCTTGGTGGTGTTGACAAATTAGAAATCACTTTTGGTGGAGCGAGTTATAAGAGACTCCCCAAGTTCGTAAGTATTGCGTCTACTGCGGGTATCAATGCTGATATAATTCCTACATCCACAACTCTTGGTAGAATCAACCAAGTTACCATACAAGATGCAGGATTTGATTTTTCCGCAGACAAAACACTCAGTCCAGAAGTTTACATCTCACCAAATATTACAATTGTCAACAGAAATACCATTTCTGGTATAACAATAACATCTGGTGGTTCCGGATTCACTTCTCCTCCAGATCTTGTTCTTGTCAATCCAGATACCGGATCTGCTTATGATAATGGAACCCTTATTGCTAAGATGCAGGGTTCATCTATCAATAAGATTGAAATACTTGATGTTCCCAAGGGTCTTTCTGATACAGAATCTAAAGTATTCTCCATAAACAATAGCAATGGTGTTGGCGTTAATAGTGTTTTCTCGTCACCTGCCGGTGTCGTGACTTGTGTTCTCGCAACTCCAACTCTTGGATTTACAACCGCCACAGCACCATTTGCTGTAAATGACTTTGTATATGCCGAGAACATTTCTTTAGCATCTACTACAGGCACAGGATTCAATTCCCAAGATTATGCTTACAACTTCTTTAAAGTAACAGCATATAGAAATACCAACCCTGCAGAGGTTGAATTTGATATTTCTCCTTACGCAACTAACGCAGGCGTTGCTCAAACTGATGGTCAGAGCACTTTTGTTACTCTTGTCAATAAGAACAACTATCCAACATTTAGTGTTGTACAAACTCCTTTAGAGTTTATTGTTGGAGAATCTCTCTTCATAAAGTCTGGAAACACTTATACCGAAGTAGATTTAATTATTACCAATAATCTTAATGATGCAGTTAAGGTTTATGGAACTTATGAGTTATCTGAAGATGATGTAATTGTCGGAAAAAATTCTGGCACAATAGCGACTGTCAACAAAGTTGATGAAAATACTGGTATTTTTAAAGTTGATTACTCTCTTGAAACAGATTATGGTTGGTCAAATGACACAGGTAAGTTGAATGAAGACTATCAGGTCATCCCTGATAATGATTATTATCAGAATCTATCTTACAGTATTAAGAGTCCAATAGAATTTGAAGATTGGGTAAATCCTGTCAATAGAATTCTTCACTCTTCCGGATTGAAAAACTTTGCCGACACTGGAATTACAACAGAGGGAACAGTCTCTGCGGCAACAAGTACCTCTGCGAACAGCAGTGCATTAATCGACATCATCAACCTTAATGCAGATGGAAGCACGATGAGAGTCGATGCAATCAACTTCTTTGATTTTGGTATTGATATTGATGCATCAAACAACAAGTCTAAGTTTATCAAGTTCCAGAATAAGAGACTCTCAGATTACATTGAATGTAAGACTAACAGAGTTTTGACCATTGATAACTTCAACAGTCAATTCTCTAACCAAGAGAATGCTAACACGACTCTGTATCGTGATATTGATAAGTTTATTGCTAATGATGGATACAGCAGATATTTGGTTCAGATGATCAAACCAAATAGCAAAGATCTTCAAGCGACTGAATTGATTGTTGTTAATACAAAAAATGATGATTTAATCACTGTCGAGAGAGCATCTATTCATAATACGAAAGATGACCTTGCTGATATTCAAGCGATTAAGGATAATTTTGATAACGTTTCACTGAGACTCACACCAGACGATCCTTATAATGATGATATAGATGTTAAGTTTATAAAGAATAACTTCAACACAACTCTTGCTGGCGTTGGAACACAATCGGTTGGATTTGTTAATTTGATTGGAAACAACGTATCTGTAGGTGCTGGTTTAACAGGATTAGTTTTTGAGGGTTCCTCAAGCGGTACTGAATCTTTATTTGCTAATATTGAACTTATTGATACTGTTACTAAAGACAAGACTATTGTTGATATGTTCATTGATCATGATGGAACTGATACTTATAGATCGGACTTCTTCTTTGATAATAGCACTTTAGGATATTCTCCTAAGTTTATCGGAACTTTCACCAGCAACATTGCATCTGATATTCTTAAGTTGAATTTTGAGAATACCGAGTCCAATGATGTTCTTGTTCGCTCTAGGATTGTTGGATTCAATACAATCGGTGCTGGAATTGGAACTCACATTTTTAAGGCAAGTGGTCAACCAGACAGTTCTGTCAGAGAGGGTCGTCTTGAAACGAAATTCTCCACATTCTCAGGAACTGGAATTTCTACAGTATTGACTTATGACAAGGCAGATGTAACAACAGTCAAATCTACCGCAAAAGTATCTTACGGCAATACATCCGCACTGCATCAGGTCTTATTCAATCATAATAACACAAACGCCTTTACGGTACAATATCCACATTTGTCTATCGGCAGTACCATGGGTATTGGCACATTTGGTGCTGATATTAGCGGTAGTGACTTTGTTCTGATATTCCACCCAGATGCCAACATTAGTGATGATATCACTGTTCAAATTTACAGCGAAATCATTCAGACTGAGAAGGATTTGAATAATGTTCCTGCAACATTAACTTACGGATCTGCTAATGAACAACTGAAAACCTCCCAGTTTGACTCTATTAATGGTGATAGAACTAATAAAGTTGACTTTGATGTTAAGCACAATAGTGTTCCAGTATTTGAAAAGGAATTTAATCCTAGCGCCTCTACCGTAGTCAATCTTGGAACAGGTGTATTCACAATTGCCGATCATTTCTTCAGTAATCGTGAAAAACTAACATATACGCCAAGATCTACCTTTATTGGTGGTGCTCATACCTCTATGGTTATGTCTAATGGAAGTGTTCTTCCTTCTACAGTTTATGCTATCAAGATTAACAATAATGAGTTTAAACTTGCCACAAGCAAAACTGGTGCAGCAGTTACATTCAACTCTGCCGGAAGTGGAAATGGTCACACTCTTGAAATGGTGAAGAAACTGGAGAAATCTTTGATTACAATTGATGGAGTATCAAGATCTCCTCTGGCATTTAGTCCAATCAACTACACTCTCAGTAACAATGGTGGTTCTGTTTCTGTTGGAGCAACATACTTTGGTATTTCTGGAATCTCCTCCATTCTCCCAGGAGATGTTCTGAAGGTTGATGATGAGTTTCTTAAGGTTAACGCTGTAGGTCTTGGAACCACAACTATCGGACCTATTACAGGAACAGGTTCCTTTAACGTTGTCAAGACTGAGAGAGGATTTGTTGGAACTTTAGCAACCACACATACTGACGGATCCACCATCAGAGTGTTCCAAGGTTCTTACAATATGACCAGAAGTAAGATTCACTTTACTGAAGCACCTAGAGGTAATACTCAAGAACTGGTTGATAACAGCAATATTCCATTCCATAAGTCTACTTTCAATGGTAGAGTATATTTGAGAAATGATTATGCATCCAACCAAATTTATGATGACATCACTAGACAATTCACTGGTATTGGTGCGACATATCGTCTGACTGTTGGTGGTGCTAACACAACAGGTATTGAAACTGGTAGTGGTTTGGTATTCATCAATAATATGTTCCAAACTCCAACCACTGACAACAACACTGGAGGAAACTATAGTTTCACTGAAACTGGCAGCACATCAAATGTAGTGTTCACTGGCGTAAAGGATTCAAATGATGATCTTGTAATTTCTGAAACTGACGTAAACAAGAATCAACTTCCAAGAGGTGGAATGATTGTTTCCCTTGGATCTACTCAGGGTCTTGGAGTCGCTCCTCTTGTTGGTGCCTCTGTGACCGCATTTGTTTCTGGTGGTGTAATTCAGTCTATTGGAGCTGGTGCTACTGACATTCTCGGATCTGGATACCGTGGATCTGTTGCTATTGGAATTACTGATCCAAATCATACTGGTAACGCCGCTGCTGTTACAGTTACAGTTGGTGCTGGTGGATCTCTCGCGTTCAACGTAACAAATGGGGGAACAGGATATAGTTCTAATCCAACTATCAATATTCCATCACCTTCCTATGAAAATCTACCAATCATTGGAGTTTCTCGTCTTGGTCAGGGTGCTACAACTGATTCTGGTAGTGGTCTCCTTCTCAATGTTGAAGTCGGTGCTGCTATAACAGCAGTTGGAATTGGATCAACTCTCTTTGAAGTTAAAAACTTCAAGATTGTAAGAAATGGATATGGATTTAGAATTGGCGATAAGTTCAAACCAGTTGGTCTTGTAACTGCCAAAGGTCTTCCTGCTATGGTAAATGAACCAGAATTTGAAGTTCTGGATATCTTTAACGATAAATTTGCTGCTTGGCAATTTGGTGAACTTGATTATATTGATTCTATCTCCGATCTTATTGATGGATCTCGTGTCAGATTCCCATTAAATTATAAAGGTGAACTCCTAAGTTTTGAAGTTGATAAGAATAATCCAGACTCTTCAGCAATTGATCTTGAAGCAGTTCTGCTGATCTATGTAAATGGTGTCATTCAGCAACCTAATGTTCATTATCAGTTCGTTGGTGGTACATCAATTGTATTCACAACTCCACCAACTTCAAATGATAATATTGATATCTTCTTCTACAGAGGAACAAGAGGAACTGATAGTGTCAGCGTAAATGTTAACACTACCGTTGAAACTGGAGACCTCCTACAGATGCAGAAGACTGAAAACAGTCTTGCTCAAGATCCAAGAACAATTTACAATATCAATAATTCTGACAAAGTAGAAACTAACATATATGCGGGTCTTGGCATTGATGAAACCAACTTCAAACCACTTAGCTGGATTAAGAAGAAGGTAGATCAGAGACTTGGTGGAGAACTTGTTAACAAGTCTAGAGATTCTATTGAGGGTCAGGTTTATCCTACCGCTAGAGTTATTGGAGACATTTCTGCATCTGCAACTGAAATATTTGTTGATGATGCACAATTCTTCAATTATGAAGAAAATGAATCTTCTATCAATATCACCAGTGTCAATGGATTACTTGTTAATACATCAACAGAACATGTATCTGCTGCTGTCACTGCTGTAGTTTCCTCTACAGGAACGATTACTTCCTTGGATGTTACTGAAGGAGGTGCTGGTTATTCTGGTTCAGCAACACTAAAGATTGCTGCTCCGAAGGCAGTGGGTGTTGGTGTTGGTACAACTGCTACAGGTACGGTTGCTATCGTTAACGATTTTATCAACTCAGCGTCTGTAACCAATGCTGGTTTTGGATACACACGCACAGCACCTCCACAAGTTCTGGTTTCTACGCCAGCACTTTCTGTTGAAAGTTTAACTGGAATCACTGCTGTTGCTGGTTTTGCTGCAACGATTACCGGTATTGCGACAGCAGTTGGAACCGGTGGAAACGCTCTTGCTCTTGCGTTTAGTTTCACAGCGTCCAGCACCGCAGGACTTCAAGAAGGTTATCCAATCTTCGTCAAGAACACAAGTGTTGGTAATGGTGTTAGATCCATCAACGGTTCTGATAATTCAATCGTTGCCATCGGAACAACATTCCTCGATAACGTTTATATCATAAATGACCTCCACACGACTGCGACGACTGGAGTTGCTACTTGTAACATTCTTTCTACAACCACGCACACAGGTCTTACTACCACAGGTAGTCTGACGGTTCCACAAGGAATACTTTCTTGGGGAAGACTTTCTGGATTTACCAGAGCATCTTCTCCAATCGCTATCGGTGTTACTGGTTTGAGAGTTGATGCTGGATTGTCAACATTCCCCACTATCCAAAGACGGGGATTCGGTTTGAGAGACAATGGATCTCTCAGAAAGGACCTGGGATAGTTATAAATATAGAAAAAAGCTAGCAACAATGGCGGCAATTGTAACCGATCAGTTTAGAATATTAAATGCGGGAAACTTTGTAGATTCCGTCACTAGTTCTGCAAACTCTTACTATGTTTTTGTTGGTCTATCCAATCCTTCCATAGTTGGATTTGGAAGAACTACAGACTGGGATACAAATACTCCTAGTCCCACTGACAATATTGATTATGCCAATTTTATTGGCGACAATATGTCCTTTGGTAAGAAAGTCTCCTCTGCTAATGTCAGAAGACTGGTAAGGAGAGTTGATTGGACTAGAGGGACAAAGTATGAGATGTATCGTCACGATTACAGTCTCAAAAATCTTTCACCCACTACAAAGTCTGCCAGACTTTATGATGCGAACTACTATGTAATGAATAGTGAGTTCAAAGTATATACTGTTATTGATAATGGATCTTCTGGAATTAGCACAACAGGAAATGCGTCTCTTGATGAACCAACTTTTACTGACCTTGAACCATCAAAGGCAGGTGTAAGTGGAGATGGATATGTTTGGAAATATCTTTTTACAGTATCTCCAAGTGATATTATCAAGTTTGACTCGACTGAGTACATTTCACTTCCTAACAATTGGTCCACATCAACAGATGCTCAGATAGTCGCTGTTAGAAATAACGGTGATTCTGATACTAATGAGAATCAGATTAAGAAAGTATACATTGACCAGCAGGGATTAGGATATTCTCAGGGGTCTCATGAAGTTAATATTTTAGGTGATGGAACTGGTGGTAAAGTTATTGTTGATGTAGATGTCAACGGTAAAATTACAAATACTGTAGTTTCCTCTGGCGGAAAAAATTATAGTTATGGAATTGTTGATCTTGGATCAATCAATTCTAACTCCAGTACTAAAGCAAAACTGATTCCAATTATTCCACCATCAAAGGGTCATGGTCATGACCTTTATAAGGAACTTGGTGCGGATAAAGTTCTCGTTTATGCTAGATTTGATGATTCTACCAGAGATTTTCCAACTGATGTAACTTTCGCACAAATTGGTATTGTTAAAAATCCAACTTCTATTGGATCTACAACAATATTTGCTGAAAATCAGTTCTCTTCATTAGGAGCTCTTAAATTTACCTCAGTTACTGGAACAGTATCTGTTGGCGATAAAATCAGTCAAAGTGTTACAGGTGGAAAAGCAGTTGGTTTTGTTGCTTCGTTTGATAATGAAACTAAAGTATTGAAGTATTTCCAAGATAGAAATGCTTTCCTGAATCAAACTACATTTGATCAAACAGATTATGTTGGTGTTTCTACCAACGGTAAATTGTATGAGTTTGCTTCAAATTCAAACGCAGTTACTACCACTGGAGGTTTCTCGGGTTCTATTGATACTGGATTTACTGGTATTACTACGAATCCAACAGGAACAAAACTTATTTCAATTGGCACCCAAATTACAAACGGGATTGCCAATCCTGAGATAAATAAAGGGTCGGGAGATATTGTCTATATTGACAATCGTCCAGCAATCTCCAGAAACTCAAGACAAAAAGAAGACGTTAAAATCATCCTGGAATTCTAAACGATGCCACAGAAAACTAATCTCAATATCAATCCTTATTTTGATGATTTCAGTAAGGATGATAATTTTTACAAGGTTTTATTCAAACCAGGATTTCCAGTTCAGGCTAGAGAACTGACGACTCTGCAGTCAATCCTGCAGAATCAGATAGAATCGTTTGGAAGTCATATGTTCAAAGAGGGATCAATGGTGATCCCTGGAAATATTGCCTTTGACCCCGAGTACCCTGCAGTTAAGTTAAACGCAGATCACTTGGGGATTGATATTTCTGTATATGGTAAAAATCTTGTAGGGAAGAGATTAAGAGGACAGACATCAGGTATAGTTGCTAAAGTTGACAGATATGAAAATGTATCTGATTTAAATGGTATCACAAACCCAACTATTTTTGTAAAATACACTCAATCGGGTGATAATAACGATATTGAACCTTTCCAAGATGGGGAAGTTTTAATCACCGAAGACTCCTTCACTTATGGAAACACTGCGATAAATGCTGGTGAGACTATTGCTTCTTTGATATCTGAAGATGCAACTGGAGTCGGAAGTGCAGTATCTATTGCTCCTGGTGTATATTTTATCAGAGGAACGTTTGTAGATGTTTCTTCCGATAAGATATTTTTAGATCCATATTCTAACACACCTTCTTACAGAGTTGGTCTAACTATTACTGAAGAAATCATCACAGCAAAAGATGATGATTCTTTATACGATAATGCGAAAGGATTTTCTAACTTTGCTGCCCCTGGTGCAGATAGATTAAGAATTAAACTTACATTATCTAAAAAACTTTTAACTGATAATGATGATAAGACTTTTGTAGAACTTCTCAGAGTAGATAATGGAGAAGTAAAGAAACTTCAAAACAAATCAAATTATAATCTTATTAGAGATTACTTCGCAGAAAGAACCTACGAAGAATCTGGTAATTATGCAATTGATAGATTTGATGTTGAAGTAAAAGACAGTCTGAACGACAGACTTGGAACTGAAGGTGTATATTTTTCTGGACAATCTACTGATGAGGGAAATACTCCTTCTGAAGACCTTATGGCAGTATCTGTTTCTGCAGGTAAGGCATACGTAAAAGGTTATGATGTTGAAAATACTGCTACCAAAATTATTGACGTTGAAAAACCAAGAGAAACTAAAACAGTAACGAATGCTCTAGTTCCATTTGAAATGGGAACATTGATTCGTGTTAATAATGTTCAGGGAACTCCGCTGTTTGGCGTCAATAATAATAGTAATATCGTAAGACTTCAGGGTCAAAGAAGAGGAACTTCTACAACTGCTGCTACTGGAACTGAAATTGGTCAGGCAAGAGTATATAACTTCAGTCTTACAGATTCTGCTCAGGTAGATCTTTCTACTTCCTGGGATTTGTATCTTTTTGATGTTCAGACATATACTACCATTAGTTTGAACGAAAATACTCTGACTGCTGACATGCCTGTCAGCTCTTACATCAGAGGTGTGAGTAGTGGTGCTTCTGGATATGTTCAGAGTGCTCCTGGTGGAACCACTGATATTACCCTGATGCAGACATCAGGAACCTTCATGGTTGGTGAGCAACTTTTGATTAATGAGAGTAAAGAAATTTCTCGTTCAATTACGAGTCTCACAACTCATACTATTGAAGATGTCAAGTCAATATATCAGGACTCCACAGCACTGAATTCTGAACTCAAGAGAGATTTTATTGCTGATACCGTTCTTGAAAGAAAACTTCCCACTGGATTTGGTATAGCAGATACTGTTAGAATCAGCACTGGTGGTGCTATGACCTCTCCAGGCAAGTTTTTTAAGAATATTAAAGTTGGAGATATTGTTAGATATCAGATCGCTGGAGCTGGTGATGAAACTTTCAACAGAGTTTCTGCCATCAATGCCGCTAAAACACAAGTCACCTTAGTCGCTGAGCAGGACAGAATTAATGTTTGTGATGGTAGTCTTCCAAGTTCTACTTTCACTGGAACATTTACATTAGGTGTACCTGTAGTAAGAGATCGTGGCGGTTTGTTCGCACCTCTTGAAGAACAAAATATTTCTTCTGTTGATTTGGGATCTTCTAACCTTTTAGTTTCTAGTCAGATAAGAGAGCAATCTACAAGTGCTGTTGGAACTCTGGCAATTAATGTAACTGCTACTGGCATTAGTAGTTCTCTCTTTGAATCTTTTGATCAAGAGAGATATAGTATTCACTATAATGATGGTTCAATTGAAACTTTGACCGGTGATCAAGTAACTCTCAGTTCTGCAGGTCAAGTTATTACCTTCACTGGACTTACTGCATCTCAATCCAGTAACGTAACGGTAAATACTACCGTTAAGAAAGTTGGAATCACTAATAAGGATAAGGTATTCACCAGAAGCACTAAAGTTGAAGTTACTAAGTCTGCTGCAGGTGTATCTACCTCTATATCAGCAACATCACAAAGTGATTTCTATGGAATGAGAATTCAGGACAAAGAAATTTCTCTGAATGTTCCAGATGTCGTTGAAGTTGTTGCAGTATATGAATCGTTAGGAACGGCAATCCCAACTCTCGACTCTCTTGAGTTCCCCTCAGGTCTTGCTCTAAATACGTCCTCCATTCTTGGTGAGAGAGTTGTTGGAGGAACAAGTAACGCGATTGCTCAGGTTGTTACACGATCTTCAGCAACGAAAGTTGAAATCGTATATTTGACTGACAATAAGTTTACGGTTGGAGAAAATGTTACTTTTGAAGAATCTGGAATAATCGCGCCATTACAAGTTATTGGTCTTGGAAATTATTCTGACGTAACAAATAATTATACTCTTGATAAGGGAGTAAAACCACAGTTCTATGATTACTCTAGAATTGTTCGTAAGGAAAAGAGTAATTATGTCCCTTCAAGAAAACTTCTGATTATTTACAACCATTATACAGTACCATCTAATGATACTGGTGATGTTTACACAGTCAATTCTTATGATGCTGCAAGATTTAAAGATGATGTCCCACCCGCAGAATTGCTGAGATCTTCTGATACTTTAGATTTTAGACCCAGAGTATCTGATTTTACTTCTACATCACTTTCTCCTTTTGATTATACAGCAAGAACTTTTGCCACAACAGGAACTAATCCTACTCTATTGGTCGCACCAGATGAAAGTTCTTTAGTTGGATACAGTTATTATCTTCCAAGAATTGATAAAGTTGTTTTTAGTGCTCAAGGTAATATTTCCGTAATTAAAGGAACTAGCTCCGAAAATCCTAAAGAACCACAAATTTCCTCAGATATGATGGAAATTGGTACTATTGAATTACCAGCATATCTCTACAATACTTCTGATGCGGTGTTAACTTTGGTTGACAACAGAAGATATACGATGAGAGATATTGGAAAGATCGAAGATAGAGTTGAGAATTTAGAAACTCTTACTTCACTTTCTCTCCTTGAACTTGATACTAGAACTCTCCAGGTTAGAGATGCTGATGGACTTGATAGATTCAAGTCAGGTTTCTTTGTTGATGATTTTGCTGATAATCAAAGAATGGGATCTGATTCTGAGGCAGGCATTGAAAATAATGAATTGAAAACTCCTGTTGATTATTTTTCCCTGAAACCAGAGGTTGCTTCCGGTCCTCCCAATGTTGGTGGTTTTGATTTAGATTTTAAACTTCTTGATCCAAACGTTCAAAAAACAGGCGATCTCATCACACTTAAATATAGTGATAAATCTTGGATTAGACAACCTCTTGCCTCTAGAGTTGAGAATGTAAACCCATTCAACATGGTTGAATTTAGAGGTAGAGTTGTAATCTCTCCCTCTCAAGATAGTTGGACTAGAACAATTGTTGTTGATGGTGGAACAACTAGAAGAAGAGTTGCTGATGTTGGTCGCCGCGGCCAAGTTCAAAGAAATGAATCTATCACTCAGACATCTTCAGCAGCAGATACTCATATTAGATCTAGAAATGTAGCATTTGTTGCTAATGGTTTGAGACCACTTGCTAGACACTACCACTTCTTTGATAGTAGTAGTGATTTGGACATCATTCCTAAACTAATTGAAGTGTCAATGACTTCTGGTGTGTTTAGTAATGGGGAAACAGTTAAAGGATTTGTTGGATCTAGACAACTCTTCTCTGTAAGAATTTGTCAACCAAATCATAAGAGAGGTCCTATTACCAATCCAACTGATACTTTTAGCCTCAATCCATACAATAGAAGTGTCACTCTTCCATCAGTTTATTCTGCATCCTCAACAGTATTAAACGTTGATATCAATTCTTTGATGGAGGACGTACTCGGCACGTTCAATGGACGTATCGTAAAAGATATGGTTCTTCTTGGTGAAACCAGTGGAGCACAAGCAAAAGTATCTGATATAAGACTGATTACGGATACGTTTGGTGATGTGTTTGGATCATTCTTCTTCAGAAATCCACTTGCATCTCCACCACCTGCTGTCAGATTCACAACAGGAAGAAAAACATTCAAACTCACCTCTAGTTCTACTAACGCAGAACCATTGCCTGGTAGTTTGAAGATTAGTAGTGGTGAAGGTTCATACACCACTAGTGGAATTGTTGAGACGTTCCGTAGAACTACAAACATTGTTGAATTCTACGATCCTCTGGCACAATCATTCACAGTCGATGAAACTGGAGCGTTCTTGACTAAACTTGATGTTTATTTTGCTTCTAAGGATGAAAATGAGAAGATTAGATGTGAACTTAGAACTGTTGAGTTGGGAACACCGACCGCAGAACTTGTAACTGAGTATTCTCAGGTTACTCTGGAACCAAAAGACATTCAAACCTCTACAGACGCATCCGTCGCAACTACAATTACTTTCCCATCACCAGTTTATCTGGAACCAGATCGTGAGTATTGTTTCGTTCTTCTTGCTCCATCTTCAGTTGAATATGAAGTTTGGATAGCAAGAATGGGTGAAAGGACTGTCAACGCCGCCACACTTCCCGACGCTGAAAGTGTTATTGTAACAAAACAGTATGTTGGTGGAAGTCTGTTCAAATCTCAAAATGGAACAATTTGGACAGCAAGTCAATTTGAAGACATGAAGTTTGATCTGTATAAAGCAGACTTTATTAAGGATCCTGGAATTGCGTATTTCTTCAACCCATCATTAGAAAATGGTAGTGATTTGAGTGCTAGACTTCCAAACAATCCAGTCAAAACTCTTCCAAGAAAACTAAAAGTTGGCATCACAACAACTTCTGTTATGGATAGTATTCTTACCATCGGTAAGAAGGTTAGTGATAACACCTCTTCTGCTGCTATTAGTGGAAATATTGAGCAGATTGGTGGAAACATCGCAAATACAACTAGCAATTTAGTTGGTGCTGGGTATAGTAACGGAACCTACACAGGAGTTAATTTCTACTCCATCACCGGATCTGGATCTGGTGCTATTGGTATTGTTACATTCTCTAGTAATACACTTAATGGAAATCCACACGTTACAACTGCTGGTAATGGATACGTTGTTGGCGATGTTCTTGGAATCACGACATCTGATGTTGCTAGAGGACGTGGGGCACAATTCTCAGTTAAAAACATCACAGGAAAAGATACTCTGTATCTAACTGATGTTCAGGGTGAAGAATTTACATCAGGTCAAGCACTTGTTGTTTACAGTTCGCCCAACGTAGCGGTGTCCTACGCAAACACAACCATTAGAAACTCTAGTGTTATCAGTAATCTGTATGATGGAAGAGTTCTTGAAGTTGAGCAGAGTAATCATGGTCTTCATGCTGACAACAATGTCGTTACTCTCGCAGACATTGAACCAAATACATTACCAACTACACTTAACGCTGCACTTGGATTGAGTGATACAACGATTTCTGTTGCTAATACATCGCTCTTCGCAACATTTGAAGGTATTTCTACTTCTACTGGTTATGCCAAAGTAAATAACGAAATTATTTACTACAACTCTATTACTGCCGGAGCTGGTGGTGCTGGAACACTTGGAATTGGAACAAGAGGAATTGATGGTTCCCTCAAGAGATCTCATGATCTCAATGATCAAATTTTTACTTATGAATTGAACGGAATTTCCCTCCACAGAATCAATAAGCAACACAATATGCCTAGTGATTCTACTCTGAAGAATGCTAGAGACTTTGACACATATCATCTGCAGATTGATCGTGGATCAAGAACAACTGGAGACAATCAACTTAGTTTCACTGATGAAAATAGTGTTGGTGGTCCAGTGGTATTCTCATCTAACAATATTCAGTTTGATGAAATTACACCAAGAATAAATCTGTTTACACCATCCACGAGCACGAGCACTGCTTCTCAAATCAGAACAGTATCTGGAACTAGTGCTGGTGGTTCTGAACTTTCATTCATTGATCAAGGATATGAAAATGTTTCTCTTAACAATCCAAATCCATTGACAACTCCAAGAATTGTTGCTTCCAGAGTCAACGAGACAACCAGACTGTCGAATCTTCCAAGTAGTAAGTCTTTGACTCTCGCAGTTACTATGAATACAACAGATTCAAATCTGTCTCCAACGATTGATCTTCAAGGGTCCAATTTTAGATTTGGAAGGAACAGACTCAACAATCCAATCTCAGATTATGCTAATGATGGTAGAGTTAATTCTATCACTGAAGATCCACACACTGGATATTATGTCTCTAGAAGAACAGATCTCGCACAACCTGCAACTTCTCTGAAGGTAATTGTTTCTTCTTATCGTCATTCTTCAGCAGACTTCAGAGTTCTTTATGAACTCTTTAGAGTTGATTCTAATGGCATTGAACAAGCGTTTGAATTGTTCCCTGGATTTGACAATCTTACAGACACGAATGGTGATGGATTTGGTGATGAAGTGGTTGATTCTGTTCTCAATAATGGTAGACCAGACGCCTTTGTTCGCGCAAGTGCGGATGGTGAATATATAGACTATCAGTTTAGTGCTGATAATCTTGCCCAGTTTAATGGATTTAGAATCAAGATCGTCATGAGTGGAACAAACGAAGCGAGAGCACCAAGGTTTAGAGACTTTAGAGTTATCGCTCTTGCGTGATGAAAAAAGTAAAAGATCACAAGCACCTGTATCGCACAGATACGGGTGCTATTGTCAATACGGATACAACTGGTTACAATGAGTATGTTAAGATGAGATCTAACCGCGATCGTCAAAAACAAGAACTTGATGAAATGCGGAAAGATATAGATGAAATCAAGTCCCTTCTCACGGAGTTTATCAATGGATCCCGATCAAATCAAACTTGAAATGTTTGCTTATGAGCAACAGGCAAGACTAATTGACGAGTGCGATAATATTGGTGAACTTCAAAACATTTGTAAATCTTACGCAAAACTATATTTCAAGCAACAAGAAGTTGTCAGTGTAATAGGACTGCCTTCCTAAATACTTAAAATACCTTTGAAAAATGGCAGTATACGTCAGTAATATTCAAATTGATCAAAGCACAGATTTTAGTCAAGTCTTCACTCTTGAAGATGGGACATCTAACTCTGTGTTGAACCTGACTAACTATACATTTAAATCCCAGATGAGGAAGCATCCAGGTGCTACCTCAGGTGTTACTACATTTACTTCATCTATTTACGGTGCAGCAACAAATGGTCAAGTCAAACTTGGTTTGACTACATCTCAGACTGCTAATCTAAAAGATGGTAGGTATGTTTATGATGTAGTGATGACTGATAATGCTGGTGTTATGACTAGAGTAATTGAAGGTATGGTCCTAGTACGCGCTGGAGCAACGAAATTCTAATGGCGAATATTAGAGTCAAAACTAACAACAATACTACAACTGTTAGAGTTGGTCAGACCAATGCTATAAAGGTAGTAGCATCAAATCAAGCAACTGCGGGTGCTACAGTTAATAATTTAACAAATGTCGGTGATGTTCAAAGCACTGGAAGAGCAACAAATACATTTTTAATGTATGATGGAAGCAATTATATTCATGTTCCCGCCCATCAAGTTGTTGATCTTGCTGATGGTAGTGATGATGAAGCGTATGATGCTGGTACTTTCTAACCTTTACTTCTTTTTTAACTAAATAGTAAAAAAAGAAAGACTTTAGAAGATGGCTGCTCCTGTATTACAGTTCAAGAGAGGTCTCTTTAGTAATTTGCCAGCATTGAGGGCAGGTGAGCCGGGATTTACAACCGACAAATATGACCTTTATGTCGGTATTGACTCGACAACAGCAAACAATCAGTTCGTAGGTTCAGGTAGATTCTGGACTATTGAGAGTGCCACCAAGGGATCTGGTGTCAACCTCGTAGAAGGTACGAACAATGGTACTAGTTATATTACACTAGCATCTCCAGCATCTCTTGCTGGTATTGTAACTTACTATTTCCCCGGAACTCAAGGTGGATCGGGTTCAGTTCTTACCAACGATGGAAGTGGCAATTTAAGTTGGGGTGCTGGTTCTAACAACTCAACTTTGACTGGTGTTACCACAGTAACAGGTCACTTTGATATTGACTCTACAGTTGATATCTCAGGTGTTACAACGTTCACAAATACAACAGATAACACTCTCGGTAATGTTAACACTGGTAGTGTTCAACTTGATGGTGGTCTTGGCGTTGCTAAGAATGTTACTGTTGGTGGAAACATAAATGTTCAGGGATATGCTGAATTTGTCGGTGTAGCGACATTCAAGGGTGGAACAATTAACCTTGGTGATGCTGACACTGATGATATTAACGTTGCTGGTGAATTTATATCCAGTCTCGTTCCAAATGATGATGACAGTTATGACTTGGGTGAATCTGGTAAAGAGTGGAGAAATCTTCATCTTGATGGAACTGCCAATATTGACACTCTGTCCGCCGATACCGCAGCTATTGGTGACCTAACAAATAACAGAGTTGTTATTGCTGGTACTTCTGGTGAACTTGAAGATGACGCAAACCTTACTTATGATGGTACAGATCTTTCTACTAACTCCCTGATTGTTGGTGATCTTACCGATAATAGAGTTGTTATCGCTGGCTCTAGTGGTGCTATTGAAGATAGTGCTAATCTTACTTTTAATGGTAGTGTTCTCGCGGTAACTGGAGATCTTACTGTTAGTGATTCTATTACATCCATCGTAGATGTAAATGCTTCTGGTATTGTAACTGCTACAGCTTTCGCTGGGCACGATACCTTAGTCGGTGCTGGTCGCTCGTCTTCGGCAGTAGTCACTTTTAAAGTTACTGTTGCTTCCAAGACTACAAAACACAGATACTTAGGTAGTGGTTCTTCCTCTGCATATTTCATTGATGGTCAAGAATCTCCATTTATTACCTTTATTCCTGGTAGAAAGTATAAATTTGATCAGGCAGACTCTAGCAATAATGGTCACCCACTTAGATTCTATCTTGAAGCGGTCAAGACCACCGCATACAGCACTAATGTAACTACAAACGGAACTGCTGGTCAAGCTGGTGCTTACACTGAAATCGAAGTAACCGACACAACTCCTACCGTTCTTCACTATCAGTGTTCTGCCCATGCTTATATGGGTAATGCTGCTAACTTCCTCACTAACGTTGTTCATACTAATAATCAGGCAGTTTTCCTCGACGACATTAACGTCGCTGGTGTTTCCACCTTCACTGGTGCCATTGATTGTAATGGTGGTGCTAACATTTCCGGTGCTGAAACAATTCTTTCTTCTGCAACTGTTAGCGACCTGACAGATAATAGAGTTGTTATTGCGGGTTCCTCCGGTGCTCTTGAGGATAGTGCTAATCTTACATTTAATGGTTCAACTCTTGCCGTAACTGGCACTGCTGCCGTAACTGGTGATGTAACCGTAAGTGATTCTATTACAGTTACCAAGGATGCCGTTGTTAGTGCTGGTCTTACTGTAACTGGTGCCATTGATGGCAACGGTGGCGCTAACATTTCCGGTGCTGAAACAATTCTTTCTTCTGCAACTGTTAGTGATCTTACAAACACTAGAGTCGTTCTCGCAGGAAGCTCAGGTGCTCTTCAAGATAGTGCAGACCTCACTTTCGCAAGTAATGTCCTTACAGTTGCTAACACAATTGATGTTACAACTCTTGAGGCAACAAATCTTAAGGCAAAGGACGGAACATCTGCTATAACTATCTCCAATACTAGTGGAGATGTTTCTATCGCGTCAACATTAACGGTTGATGGAAATCTTGTTGTAAAGGGTGCTCAAACTGTTGTCAATACTGAATCCTTAAAGGTTGAGGACTCTCTAATTGAAGTAGGTCTTGTTAATAGTGGTGGTTCTCTTGTAGCACCTTCCTCTGACGCCAACATTGACGTTGGTCTTGTAATGCATTATTACACAGGTGGAGCTGCTAAAACTGCTTCAGTATTCTGGGATGACAGTGCCGGAAGAATTGTAGTTGCTGATGCAGTATCCGAAACTAATAGTGTAATGGGAAGCATCTCTTACGGCAATCTTGAGATTGGAGCACTGACAGTTAGTGATTGTCAAGGAAACAGTCAAGCAGTTATTTCTTGTAGTGGATCTACAAGAAGTCTGGAAAATATAACTGTAGATGGTGGTTCGTTCTAAGGTTAAGTACAACTTATAAATACAGGTGGGCGAGTCCCACCTTTTTTTATATCAATTATGAATGAACTTGAAATTAAAAATTTGATAGTGATCTATCAGAGAAAATTGAGTGATTTTTTATCTCAATCGATTGCTATGGAAGCAAAGGTTTTAACTTTAACTCAACAAGTTGAATCTTTAACATCGAAACTAACTGAACAAGAGAATGAGTTAGTTAAGTTGAGAAAACCTAAAAGAACTACTAAAAATATAGATTCCGAGGGATTCTAATGGCAAAACCATCAACACGCCAAGGGCTGATTGATTACTGTAAAAGACAACTTGGTGCTCCTGTGTTGGAGATCAACGTTGATGATGACCAAATCGATGATTTGGTTGATGATGCTATTCAGTATTTCCAAGAACGTCATTATGATGGCGTTGAGAGAATGTATCTTAAGTATAAATTTACTCAAGCAGATATTGATAGAGGAAAGGCAACTAATAATTCTTCAAGTACAAATACGGCAGGTATTGTAACTACAAGCGCAACATCTACGTCTATCAGTGGTTACGGCACAACAACCTCCAATTTCTACGAAACGTCTAACTTTATTCAAGTACCAGATTCGGTCATTGGTATTGAAAAGATTTTCAAGTTTGATACTAGCAGCATTTCTGGAGGAATGTTTAGTATCAAGTATCAGTTGTTCTTGAATGATTTGTATTACTTCAACTCGGTAGAGTTGTTGCAGTATGCGATGACTAAGACTTATCTTGAAGATATTGACTTCTTACTGACACCAGATAAGCAAATTAGATTTAACAAGCGTCAAGACAGAATGTATCTTGATATTGATTGGGGTAGTGTAACTGAGGACGATTATATCGTTATTGATTGTCATCGTGCATTAGATCCACAAAGTTTCACTCAAATCTACAACGATAGTTTTGTTAAGAGATATCTTACTGCATTAATCAAAAGGCAGTGGGGAGCAAACATGATGAAGTTTGGTGGAACTAAATTACCAGGAGGAATTGAACTCAACGGCAGACAGTATTACGACGACGGTGAAAGAGAAATCGCAGATATTCGTAGTCGTATGGCAATGGAATACGAACTACCACCTCTTGACTTTATTGGCTGATGGCACTTAATCCCTTTTTTCTACAAGGTTCCTTTGGGGAACAAAGATTAGTACAGGAGTTGATCAATGAACAACTCAAGATATATGGTGTTGAAGTAACATACATCCCTAGAAAGTATGTTCGCAAACAGACTATTATTGAAGAAGTACAATCTTCCAAGTTTGATGACAACTTCTTACTGGAAGCGTATGTAAACACATACGATGGATATAGTGGTGCTGGTGACCTTATGACTAAGTTTGGCGTCAGTCTCAGAGATGAGTTGACAGTCACAGTGTCTAGGGAGAGATTTGAAGATTTTATTTCACCCTTCTTACAAGATGTGAGTGATCAAGAAGTTGAAGTATTCGGAAGACCTAGAGAAGGAGATTTAATTTATTTTCCACTCGGTAAACGTTTATTTGAAGTTAAATTTGTTGAACATGAAAACCCATTTTATCAACTGGGTAAGAACTATGTTTATGAACTTAAGTGTGAACTCTTTGAATATGAAGATGAAGACTTTGACACCAGTATTGATGCTATTGATACTGTTCTTGAGGATCAGGGTTACATCCTTGATCTAACGATGTTCTCAACGGGTTCAGGTGCCTCTGCAACAGCGTCTGTTTCCACTGGATATGTCCGTAAGATATTTTTAAATGATGATGGTTCAGGGTTCACTGGTACGCCAACTGTCGCTATTACAACAGCACCTTCAGGTGGTACAGATGCTACAGCTGTAGCGATTACAACAACTAGAAACAATATTACATCAATATCTGAAATTTTATTAACAAATGCTGGTGCTGGATATACACAAACACCAACGATTACGATTAGTGGTGGAGGTGGAACTGGAGCGGCGGCAACATGTGGTATTGTAACCAATCTTAGAGGAGTTGTTAAATTTACAATTACAAATGGTGGAAGTGGATTTTCAACCACACCACCAGTTTCTGTCTCAGCAGCACCTCTTACCCCGAATATGAATGCCTCTGTTAAAGCAGTTGTATCTGCCGCAGGGACAATTTCTGAAATTAGAATTGTAGATGCTGGTGCCGGATTCTTAGGATCTGCTCCTACAGTTACAATTGGTGCTGCTGCTACAACTGGTATTGGAACTTACTGGTTTAATGAGGTTATTACTGGATCTAGATCCGGCATGTCTGGTAGAGTCAAGAGATGGGATGCAGATACCAATATTCTTCGTGTTGGTCTTACTTCTGGTTACTTCTATGCTGGTGAAACTCTTACCGGTGCTAAGTCTGGTGCTGCTTACGTTGTGAAAAATGCTGGTGTAGCAAACACGGAGACTGATAAATACAGAGACAATGACGAGTTTGAAGTACAAGCAGATAATATTATTGACTTCACTGAAACCAATCCCTTTGGAACATACTAATGTTAGGAACTTACTACTATCACGAAATTATCAGAAAGACTATTATATCTTTCGGTACTTTGTTTAATGATTTAAATATCAAACACAAAGACTCAAGTGGTGGTGTTGTAAGTCAATTGAAAGTTCCATTGGCATATGGTCCAACACAAAAGTTTCTGGCAAGGTTAGAGCAACAGGCAAACCTTGATAAACCAGTTCAGATCACGATGCCTAGAATGTCATTTGAGATGACATCTATTTCATATGATTCAACTAGAAAGTCTGGAATCACTCAGACTTTCAGAGCGGTTGATGGAAATGATAAGATGAAAAAAGTCTTCATGCCTGTCCCATATAATATTGGATTTGAAGTGAGCATCTTCGCAAAATTAAATGATGATGCTCTCCAAATTGTTGAGCAAATACTTCCTTATTTTCAACCATCGTTTAATGTGACTGTTGATTTAATAGAATCAATCGGAGAAAAAAGAGATATTCCGGTAGTTTTAAATTCAGTTAATTTTCAGGATGATTATGAAGGTGACTTCTCTACACGTAGAGCTTTAATATATACTTTACGATTCACAGCAAAAACTTACCTGTTTGGTCCTGTTGCTGAGAATCCTGAAGGTCTCATCCGTAAGGTTCAAGTTGATATGTACGCCGACACCAATACTCAGACAGCAAAGAGAGAGGTAAGATATACTGCTGTTCCTGATCCAATTGATGCCAATCCTGGTGATGACTTCGGTTTCAGTGAAACTTGGGAAACATTTACTGATTCTAAGTCTTATAGTCCCACAAAGCAGTCTGATATTTGATACTTATGTCTGATTTTGATGCGATTGATGATGCACTTAATGTGGAAAGTAGTATTGTTGAAACAGAAAAACCATCTCCTATTAAGAGACCGATAGAAAGTAACGATATTAAAAAAGACTATGAATATAGTAGAGCAAATCTATATTCTTTAATTGAGAAGGGACAAGAGGCAATAAACGGAATAATGGAACTGGCAGGAGAAAGTGCTAGTCCTAGAGCGTATGAAGTTGCTGGACAACTAATTAAAAGTGTGGCAGATACCACAGATAAGTTAGCAGATTTACAAAAGAAACTAAAGGATCTTGAAGAAGATGGAGCAAAGGGTCCTAATAATGTTACTAACAATGCAGTGTTTGTAGGTTCAACATCAGAACTACAGAAACTTCTGAAGCAAGGATTTCTAAATAATAATAACCCAGAAAAAGATAAATGAAAAAGTGTAAGCAGGGGTAT